ATACAATTGATAGAAATCAATTAGTTGGACAATTATTCTTACAACCAACAAGAACTGCTGAGTTTATTGTATTGGATTTCACAATACAACCAACTGGTGCTTCTTTTCCAGAATAGTAATAGTTAAAAATAACTAAATTAAAGGGATTTATTTAATTATAAATCCCTTTTTTTTATATTTTTAGATATTTATATATGAATTAAAGGTTTAAGTATTTTAATAGGAGAAATTAAATGGCTGAATTATTAGAACCACAAGATATAATGTTTACCCCCTTTGAGCCAAAGCTCAAAAATAGATTTATAATGCAAATTGACGGAATCAACGCTTATTTAATTAAGACAATGAATCGTCCACAAATTGATTCCGATGAAGTGATTTTAGAACATATGAATGTAACAAGATATGTTAAAGGTAAGTCAAGATGGCAACCATTAGAAATTACTTTATACGACCCAATCGTACCAAGTGCTTCTCAACAAGTGATTGAGTGGATTAGATTACACCACGAATCAGTTACTGGTAGAGATGGATACTCTGATTTTTATAAGAAAAATATCACATTTAATGTTTTAGACCCAGTTGGAGCTGTAGTTGAAGAATGGGAACTAAAAGGTGCATTTATTCAAAGTGCTAATTTTGGTGACTTAGCATTTGACTCATCAGATCCTGTAGAAATTGCACTAACATTAAGATATGATTACGCAATACTTAAATTCTAATAAAATACTTAACTGAAATATAAGAAAACCCCCAATAAAGAATAAATATTGAGGGTTTTTTTATTTTATATATATTTATATATGAAATGAGGGTGTTTATATGAAAACAACATTTGATGAAATAATAGATATAGTTTTAGACCACGAAGGTGGATATGTAAATGATCCAGATGACGCTGGTGGTGAAACCAAGTATGGTATCGCTAAAAGATGGTATCCTAATGTGGATATTAAAAATCTTACCAAAGAACAAGCTAAAAAAATATATCATACAGACTATTGGAGACGAGGTAAGTGTGATTCAGTTCCTCCACAATTAAGACATATTTATTTTGACATGTGTGTTAATTTTGGTAGAAAAGGTGCTGTCAAGGTTTTACAACAAGCTGCTAATTCTAAGAGTAGAAACAAAATAGAAGTAGATGGTGGAATAGGACCAGCTACATTGAATGCTATACAAAAAATAGGTGTAGATGTAGTAAGGGCATATCGTGTGTTACGATTTGCTAACATAGTTATAGACAAACCAAATCAAGAGAAATTTTGGTTAGGTTGGTTTAGACGAGCAATAGAAGTTTAACCAAAGTTATAGGAGACAAAAATGTCAACAGATAAATTATATAGTGAAATAAAAGAATTATTCGAACAATTTGAAGAAAATCATTCAGTATTTTCAGAAAAAGGTACAAAAGCAGCTGGTGGTAGAGCAAGAAAAGCTATCGGTGAAATTAAAAAATTAGTTACAGGTTATAGACAAGCGTCTGTTTCCGAATCAAAATAATCGGAGGTTATAATGGCAGAGAATAAATTTCCAAGTGAAATGATTGATTTACCAAGTGAGGGTAAATTGTATCCAGAAGGACATCCATTGAAAGATGGTAAAATAGAAATTAAATATATGACAGCAAAAGAAGAAGATATTTTGACATCACAGAATTTAATTAAAAAAGGTGTTGTGATTGATAGATTATTGGATTCATTAATATTAACCAATGGTGTAAAACAAGGTGATATGGTTTTAGGTGATAAAAATGCAGTGATGGTTGCAGCTAGAATATTAGCATATGGACCTGAATACATTTGTGATGTTACAAATCCAAATAGTGGACAAACAATAAATCATACATTTAATTTAGCAGATTGTCCATTTAAAAAATTACCAGAAGAAATCACAGAAAATAAGTTTGAAGTTGATTTACCAATATCTAAGAAAAAAGTTACTTTTAAATTATTGACTGGTAAGGAAGAAACTATTATAAATGAAGAATTAAAAGCATCTAAAAAATTAGGTTCAGATGTTTCACCAGAATTAACTACAAGATTACGACATACTATTATATCAGTTGATGGTGATGATTCACAATCTACAATAAATAACTTTGTTCAAAATCTACTTGCAAGAGATTCAATGCATTTAAGAAAAGAAATAAGAAAAGTAACACCTGATATTGAACTTCAACAAGAAATAGAAATAGAAGGGGAGCCCGTCAAGGTAGATATACCGATGACGGTTGGGTTTTTTTGGCCTGACTCCGAAGGATAAACCAAAACTCCACGAACAAATATTTCAATTAATGTATTATGGGCAAGGATTCACTCATTCAGATGTGTATGAAATGCCCATATATTTAAGAAATTTCTACTATAAACAATTATCAGATACTCGTAAAAAAGAAAATGATGAGATGAAAAAGGCTCAACAAAAATCAAAATCTAAAACCAACCCAAGATTTAAAAGGTAATTTTCTACATATTTGATATTTATATATGAATAGATACACCTAAATAGGAGAGTAATGTGTCAAAGAAAAAGTCATATATGAATGGTAAAA